AGGTGGTTACGAGGCCAAGAACACCGGGTGGAGTATCATACAGTAAAATTCAGAATACTGCATGAAGGAGGTATGGTGTGTGTGCCAGAAAACCCATGTTATGACACTTTGTGTCCATTCGCAGATGAATCGTCGTTACGCCAATTCTACACCACCTACTTGCGAGAGAAATCACCAGTTCTCAAATCCCACTTGCGCGGCTTTTATAACGCTACTAATAGTACAACAGAAACGAGACAATTCTACGTGGATAGAGTTCCCAAAGCCGTCAGACCGCGCTGGATGCGAATATCGCCAGAAATTCAACAAGAGGTGGCAGCGCTTTCTAGTCCAACTTGGTGGGAGTCTTTGGGAGCCTTTTATGATCGTTATAAGGTGTTGATTTTCTCACTAGCTGGCGTATCTGCTGCTGTGGGCGGAATATTAACTATTCAATCGCTTATGACGACTACTACACCTCAAACCCAATACAACGACCAATATGACGGAGCACGCACACATCGTATAAGACAAGGCGTCCGTGCTCTTCAAAGACCTCGACCGAATAGGCCACATTTCCAAAGCACAGAAGGTGAAACGCCTACGCTGGGTGACACAGTTAAACGGTACATAGCGCGCAATTACATAACGATCACACTTCGACTAAATGAGAAGACGCGTTTACTTACCGCTTGCGGCCTCTACAACCGAGTTGCTTTGCTTCCACGTCATTATGTCAAGGAAATCCGTAGGCAATACCTGGAAGGAGCGACCATAGAGGTTGGCCCTGCGCTCTTAACTCATGAACACAAACCCTACACTTTTGATGAAGGCGATTTTGTGTGTTCAGATGTCACTGACCTGGCAATTTGGACTTTGCCGCCCTCTTTTGGTCTATTTAAGGATATACGCAAGTTCTTTGCTAAGGATGAGGATTTAGAGCGAGCGATTACAACTAATGGCGAACTTCTAATAGCTCCGTGTCTCAGAACTCCGAATCTCACCGCTGTGCCCGTGGAAATCAAAGGTGTGCAGGGTACGGAGGTCGTTCGCGACGTTGACGGTGAAAAATTTGAAGCGCACGATGTAATTGTTTACGATTATTCCCTACCCGGAGCTTGTGGATCCATGCTTCTCCTGGAGCGAACCACCCGACCCATCGTAGCTATGCATTTTGCTGGTATTGGAACGGAAAAACAAGGTGAAGGTTTTGGAGTTATCCTTACTCAAGAAAGCATTGGGGAGATAGCCACTCAAATTTGTGCTACACAGATGGCGGAAGGTGATTATGGCGATATTGAAGACGCGAAAATTATCCTCGGGGATGCTAATGTAAGTTATATGGGAGTAGTTCCCCCAGAGCAAACTGTCTTTTTGCCGCGTAAATCCAAAATCAGACCGTCATTGGTTCATGGTAAAGGCAATTTATCTCCACTTACTCAGCCATGTATTTTGGACAAAACCGACCCACGTTATACACATGACATCACTCCATTGGTAGCGGGGTGCATGAAACACGGTCAATTAACGCGTGATTTCCCTTCTTCTGTCGTTGGAAGAGCGGCTGAGCGATTATGGGACGGGTGGCTATCTAAAATGAAACCTATTGTATCGAACCCTGTACGTTTGACGTACGAAGAAGCCGTTAGTGGATTACCTGGAGTGGAGTTCTACGACCCCATATCCGTATCTACTAGTGCTGGTTTCCCATGGTGCACTACCCCAA